ACTACCACCATCACCACCATTATCATCTGGGTTGCCCTCGTCTGCAAATGCTCTCAAAGAGACTGCTTCAATAATCTTCTTGATAGCTTCGTTACTCATTCCTGCAATAATACCACGATTTTTTCTCATCACATTTACCTCCATACTATTGAATTTGACTTTATATTACCACATAGAAATCCTAAAGTCTAGTGGTCTTTAGAAAATTTCTATGTGGTTAATATCATAATTATGCTTCTGCACCACCATTTTGACCTGTCATTTCTTTTCTAATGGTCTCTTGTGGTGTCTGACCATTCAACATACCACCTGCATTAGTAGATGACATTTGTTGGTTCTGATACCATGTCTGCTGTAACATAGGATTAAATAACTCTGGGTGTTTAGTCCTCTCAACATCAATCTCTGCTAACTTCTTGCTAACATTGTCTTTATTAAGTCTTTCCATAGCACCATGTCTGCACTCAAGTCCGAGAGTCATTTCTTGCTGTATCTTCTGCAATTCAATGAGTTCGTCCTTAGGAAGTGTATCTGGCAACTCAACCTCATTTGATAAGAAGTCTTTCATAGAGATTTCTTCTGGTTTCACAATAAGTCCATGACTCATACCTATGTATAATATCATCTTATTCACCTTTTGTAAACCACTTGCTGTACAGCTACGCTTAATTCTGGTTCTCTCAATGAGTGGCAGGTTCATGTACTGCAATGCAACACCACTTGTATTACTGATTGCACTAGCACCACCTAAAACTGTCTCTGGAATACCTGCAATCTCACACATTGAGGTCTTCACATCTGCAATGTAACTGCTACTTGCCATTAAGTCACCTTGAAGACCAAGGTTCTCTACTTTAGCGTCTTTAGGAAGACCACCCCAAACTTTGTTAGCACCTTTCTCAAGGTTTCCAATCTTAGCACCAAACACTAAAGTGATTGGAGCACTGTGGTAGTCAATGACCTCTGACACATCACTCTTCTTAGTGTTTAACTCAACATTCAGCGGAATAATATCGTCAAGGTCTCCAACACCTCTTGTACGTCCTGCGATTGGAAAATTCTTAATCTGCACGAAAGGAATGAAGCCATAAGGGTTCTCCATTCTATCTACTTCTTTACCACCCTCATAAACGACAATTTCTGTAGCTGTCCAAAATTCTTTGTACACTACAGTAGTCTCTACAGTTCTCTTAAACAGGAGTCCTGTGTCTTGCATTGTTCTAATAGGGTACATGATAAGCAAAGACTCTAACCTGTCTTTATCATGGTTATTAAAGCGTGGGAAGACAAATTGTGTCGGCAATACAGAAAGTCTAATACGTCCATCTGGGTACTCTTCAAATGGGTCATTCAAGTCTTCTGCTTCTTCAAACTGAACTTTCACCCATGCTTCACCTGTGATAGATTTTGTCTGACCAAGTTCTGTAATAAGGATTTCTTTGTTATTGTCTTTCCATACTTGAGCCAAGAAGTCTGCTTGAGTTTTCTCTTTAATCTCAAACTCTTCTGTAATCTCTTCTCCGTCAATCTGACCATCACCATTTGTGTCAAGGTTGATTTCAACTTTAGGGTCATTCACTGTGACACCTACATTATCAAGTTCTGGTGGAGTCTTAATGGTGAACCCTTTACCAAACTCAAAGGACACAAACTTGTTTACAAATGGTCTGCAATAGTTAAAAGTTACCTGTGGAGTATCAAGGTCATCAATACCCTCCCAATGGTAACCCTCATAAAAGTTCCATGCTTCTTTAATTCTCTTAAGGTGTAGCGTCTCTTCATTAGTGAGATTTCCCTCACTGATGAGTTGACCTATGTTAAGAGTATCTTCAAAGCTGTCACTATATCTATGTCTGAAATTCTCTATCATTTCAATCTTTACCTCCTTTTATCGTCTTCTGGCTGTCATTCTGTTTCTACCACGAAAAACAGAACTTCCATTCTTATGAACACTCAACACTTTACTTCTACTCTGTGTTTCTGTGTTATCGACTTGACCAACATCTTTAGTTCCCCACACTGCTAATGCCCAACTGTCTGGGTAGTCATCATGAGCACCTCTCTCATCTGGGTGGGAAACAACAAGGTTACTTCCACTGTAACTCTTTTGCAGGTCTGCTAACTGTTGAGTGAACTTCTTATATTCCTTAGTTTCAACTGTTTCTGGACTTCTAGGAAATCTTGCTCTACCTGTGTTGATTTCTGTTTGTAGGTGCTTATAAATCTCGGACTTACTCTTTGTGCTAAACGTGAATAACCACACTTCATAGTTCACATTAGCTTTAATTCGCTGTCCTAAACTTGACTCTTTCGTTGCGTCAATGACTAATCTGGAAAGCCTAAAATTCTTTAGGTAGTCCATTATGATATGATACTGCTCTTCATAGTCTTCGGCAATCTCTGGTGATATTTCACACCAATCTTTAATGTATGTGTTGTAAGCTAAATAGACAATATCTTCACCTGTTTCTTCATCAATAGTTTTCTCCATTAAGACCGGATTATTCCAATCTACTTCAACGACTGTTACAATAGTACTATCTGCTTCATTTCTATTTTTGCTGTTTCCACCACCTACATCAATACCTGCAACATGGTTTGCTTTGTGGTCTTGCATTACTCTATCTAAGTATTCATCACCACATTCTTTTTCAAGTTTCTCAACATCTACAAACATACCTCTGGAAATAATCCACTCAAGGTTGTAAGACATTCTAAACTCGTCACTCGTCTCACCAAGGCTTCTCTTCTCTCTTTCCACATACTTCGCATATTTAGGGTTATACTTCATTACCACCTTATAGTTGTACTCGAAATGGTTTCTGATACGGATTTTTCCGTCTTCAAACTCTTTCTTATTACGATTGATTGCTTCGTAGAAGTCTCCCTTAAATGTGGTTGCTGTACCAATCTTACAAATTGTAGCATTGTAAGCCGCACCCATAGGGTGAATGGACTTTCTTATCTTGTAGTTGCTTATGTCTTGGCACTCTTCACAGATAATAAACTTAAATGACTCACCCTCGATATTACTGCCATCACTAGCAGAAATAGCTGTACAGAATGAACCATTACTCAACGCTACAGTCTGACCATTAGAGGTAGTGAACTCTAATCTAAAGTCTGGGTCTTGCAACACTGCCTGTGCTTCTTTACACATCATACGACCTCTCATACGATTGTATGTAGTCTGTGCTTGTCTTTGACTTGGTGCAAAAATACCTACCCAAAAGCCATCTTTAAACATCTGCAATCTTGGGTCATCTAGGAACATTGGCATATTTGCTAACTGTGGCAGGATAATCATAAGACCACCTACTGTGATAGCAACTGTCTCTGTCTTACCACTCTGTCTGCTAAACAGTGCAGTAATTTCAGCACCATCATTCTCTAACACACTTCGTATGATACGCTTAGAGAATTGACCTTGATATGGGTACATGACTCTACCAGAATACGCTTCACAAAAGTTGTAAATTCTATTCACTAATTCAGTTGTACTAATTCTTCCTGCGTATGCTTTTTCTACATATCTCTCTGTGAAAAAGTCCATGATAATTGCTACGATAAGTCTTACATTAAATATTACACTTTGTAAAAGGTTCTTCACACTTTCTCACCTCATTTCAAAATAAAAGGGTAAAGACTTGTCTCCAAATCTCTACCCTAGTATATAACATATTTGAAAAAAATGCTAGTCTTTATTTATTTGAGTGTTTTCGATTAGCATAACCTCTGGTAAACATAGGCTTGCTTGATGTAGGACTTCCATAAACTCTGTTTCGGTAGTCATTGATTATTGGGTTATTTTGCTTCCTGCATAAGTGGATAACTCTCTGGCACATTTTAATATCAAACATACCTATGTGGCAGTCATCAGTGTGTATTCTCAACATATCTGCTAACCACCGATATGCTTCTTTTCTGCTCATAAGACCACTCTTCCAAATGGGGTCAAACTGCTTATGTGCTTCCATCTTAAGAGTTCTCAATCTCTCATTAGCAAGTCTGCCTAAAGGAATTTCAGTTCCTTTGTGACACCCTACATAAGAGTTACATTTTGGGTAATTACTACACACCCACACTTTACCCCAATCTTTACTCTTATTGTTGTGGTAGATAAAACTTGCGTCTTTTAAATGCACTTCTGCTCCGCAATATGGACACTTCATTACTTAGTCACCTCACTTGTACCAATATGGTCTGACCAGATACACCTGTCTGGCTCTTTGTCAAAACGCTGTCTCATGTAACGTGGGTGTCTCATTTTACCACTGTCTCTAAAGAGTTCATTGGCTTTTACTTCGACAACAGTTCCGACCATCTTCTCACGATTGCGTGTAAAGTATTCTCTGGTATCATCATCAAAACCTGCACACTCACACACCTCCATTAAATGGAGACCATCACAAGTAGAGTGAATAACACCCCTCTTATTCTTTGGCATAGCTTGGTATTCTTCATCAGTAATGAAAACACCTAACAGCAGATTTCCGACTTGGTTATGGTAGTAGAACTTAGTAACAGGCTCATATCTCTTATCACCATAGAAATTACCCATGACTCTCTTATCTGTTTCTTTCTCTACCCAGAACCCCCACTTGCGTACATCTTTTCCTGTGTACTCTTTGGTAGGCTCATCAAAACCAAGGACAATCATATCTCTGGTCAAGAACTTCTTAATCTTGCTGTACTCCCAACCACGCTTGTGCAGGTATTTACCAGACTTAGGTTTTACGATAAGACCCTCACCACCTAAAGCTACAATGAGTTCATAATAACCTCTTGGAGTCAAGGTCTGGTCTTTGGACTTGTAACAAGCATACAGGTGTGGATAGGTGTCTGCATTGTCCAATAACTCATCAAAGAATTGGTCAATATACATTTCATTTCCAAGTCTCTTCATGACTTCATCATACACATTTGCGTCAATGGTCTTTCCACAGTCAAAGTACTCTACTTCTTTAATATAAGGACTGTTTGCTTCTTCCACTGCTAAACGTAGGTACTCCTTACGTCTTTCAAGTGGCAGTTTTCTAAGGTCAATACCTTTGTAGAAGAGAATATCAAACGCATGGAATGAAATAAACCCTTTCTCAATCTGTCGGTCAACAGCTTTATCCCACAAGCAGTTCAAGGTACTTGATACTTCTTTGAATGGAAGACCATCAATGAACATTTCTCCGTCAAGAATTGTGCCACCTAACTCTGGTTGGTCAAGTTCTCTTAAATGTGGTAAGCTGTCAGTGTTCTCAACATAGAACCCTGTCTTCTTGCTTATTCTTCTACTGAACACTCTACAGAAACCGACTTCATCATTGAACTCTCCGTCTTCATCAACTGTCTTCTGACTTAAGAAATATACAAGTGCTCTTGTGCCATCAAACTTCTCTTCAATGTAATATGCAGGGTCTCTCAACTTTTCGTCCTGCTGTTCTTCGGTCTCTAACTCTTTAGCAGTCATAGGTTCATAACCTCTGATACCTGCCATCTTAAATGCTTCTGGACAATCCCATAACTCACTTGGGAACATTTCATCAATCACTATGTCCTCATCTGTCTGCAAATCAGTACAATGAAATTTATTGTCTGCTCCACTTCTATGAAGTGTCTGTAAATCTAAGGCTGACATATCACTACCTCACTTTCTTTTTCTATATTCTTATTATAACACAAGACAGCAGGTGTGTCATTTAACACCTGCTTCTTGCACACTGAATTATAGGCTGTGGAAATCCTCTTGTATTCAACTTTAAGTTATGCACATAGTGTGGATAACTTTGTGGATAACTATACTTCTCTGGCAGTAAGTCCTTTAATTCTGGAACAAACTTGTCTGATAACTCCTTAAAGGCTTCACTAAGAGACTCAATCATTGGTATGCACACCCTTGCTAAATCTTCAAGGAACTGCTTAAGGACTTCAATCACTCTGTTCACCCAATCTTCTAAAACAGGTATCACACTCACTACATGACACGTCACTTTTACAGAGGTCTTCCATCTGTCTTGTAAATCACTATACTTCATCAATTCCTGTTTCATCTTTTACTTCACCTACTTCTTTCGCTTCAATGGATAACAGCTTCTTCTTAACTGCAAGCAGTTCATCAATCCATCTAATTGTCTGTGCATAGACTCTCTTCTCATTGGAGTCCTTGGCATTAGCAATCTTAAGCATATAGAACGCTTTAACCTGCTCTGGTGTTAAAGAAACAGGTGCTTGCACATCAGAAGTATCTGTGTCCTCATCACGTTCAATTTCATTCTCAATCTCACTCTGTCTCCTTGCATTTCTAAAGGTCACATCTTCTACTTTGAACCCATTTCTAGTTGTGGTCATCTGGCTCATCTTTCTGTTCCTCCTTTACTTCAATGATTGTATCAAGCAGTGCACGAATGTTACCCTCACACGCAGTCTTCATAACACTTATATCAACAAGGTTTCTGTCACCCTTTAAAAATGGCTTCAAGAGTTCAGCACCCTCATCTGACATAATGATATGAGAATACACAATAGGATTAACAACACTAGGGTCTGGATTATAAATACCAATAGGCATGAATTGTGAGTGCTTCATCATCACATCATCAAACCCAAGTTTATAATCAATGCTGTGCATGAGTCCAATACTTGTAAGATACATAACAAGGTCATAACCTCTGTGTGGAAACTCTTGCACATTGGTAAGGTTGGTGTAGTATCTAAACTGACCCTGCTTATCAATCTGCAACACTTGGTTGCTGTACATAGACCTCACACTAACACTAAAGTCTAAAGGCACATAATGGCTTTTTAAGGCTTCCTCGGCTGTGTCAAAGTAATAAGTATGCTTTAATAAGATTTCCTCTAAATCAATGTCTTTCTGGACTTCTGGTGAGGTCTTCAAAGTGTTAGCATTAACACATAAAATCATTTCTAATACCTCCTGTATTATGCAAAATAAGGGTAGTGGTGTTAGCACTACCCCTTACTGCTCTGGTGTGATTATTAGTCTTCGTACTCTGTTCCGCAGTGGCTACAGATATACTTCTTGGTCTTCTTAACA